ATGCCAAAACTCACAGATATGCAGATCCGCGCATGGATAAAAGCCGGAGAACATTTCGAAGGTCGTGCTGATGGTGGTGGGCTATATCTCCGGTATAGAGAGGTGGATAGATCCCCGACATGGCGGTTTCGATATAAACTGGCAGGAAAATCTCGTGCCATGCTTATTGGTTCATATTCTGAATTATCGTTATCAAAAGCCAGGGAACTGGCAAAAGAACTTTCCGCACGAGTTGCTTTGGGATATGACGTAGCCGCAGAAAAACAGCAGCGTAAAGCCGAAGCACTGGCAAAAATAGAAGCTGAAAAAAACGCGCTGCATGTTTCTGAACTTGCCGCCGAATACTTTGCACGGCAAATACTTCCCCGATGGAAACACCCAGATATTCTCCGCAGGCGCATTGATAAAGACATAAATCCTGCCATAGGCCACATGAAGGTTGAAGATGTAAAACCACGCCATATTGATGCCATGCTTAAAAGCATTGTTGATAGAGGCGCTCCAACAATTGCTACTGACGTTCTTCGGTGGACACGTCGAATATTTGACTACGGTATTAAACGCCTTGCTTTGGAGGTTAACCCCTGCTCAGCTTTTGAAGTATCAGATGCTGGTGGGAAAGAATTATCTCGTGATCGCTGGCTGAACCGTGACGAATTAATCCAATTTTTTCAGGCCATGCGTAAAGCCAAAGGATTCAGCCGCCAGAACGAATTAACCTTTAAGTTGCTCTTAGCATTGTGTGTCAGAAAAATGGAATTATGCGCCGCCAGGTGGGATGAATTCGACTTAGATGGCGCGATTTGGCATCTACCAGAACAACGAACTAAAAATGGCGATGCTATCGACATACCATTACCACCAGCGACCATAGAATGGTTGCGAGAATTGCACACATTTTCATGCAATAGCGCATGGGTATTACCTGCCAGAAAAATGCAGCACAGAATGATCCCTCACATCCAGGAAAGCACCCTTCCTGTTGCATTGGCAAAAGTCAGAGCAGAAATGCCGAACGTCCCCAACTTTACAATTCACGACTTCCGGCGAACAGCACGAACACATTTAGCAGCATTGGGAGTTGACCCGATCGTTGCTGAACGATGCCTTAACCACCGCATAAAAGGCGTAGAGGGCATTTATAACCGCCATCAATATTTTGATGAGCGCAAAGCGGCGCTGGCACAGTGGACTGATTTGCTGGTGAATTTAGAAAACATGATATGTTCTGACATCACGCAATCTAATAAATAATAGACATTAAGGCTAATTCATTAACGAATATATTTTTTCATAACGGTAGTGCAATCATGACAAATATTAATGAAACAATATGGCAAAAAAAACAATTACCTCCATTAGAATTCTGCTCTTTAGATAGAGCAGCTCAAATTTTAGAATGTGAAATAGATGATTTATGGCATTGGCAGGATATTAACAGAATTAATTTTGCCACAAAAATAAAAAATGCTTACTGTGAGGGGTATTTTGGTTATCGTGATTTTACATGGCCAAAGGATGAAGACTATATTGATTTTATTTCTTTTCTCATCAAAAAAGAAATTTCCTCTCTTGGCATAATTATTCATGAATATAGTGATGAAATAAAAGAAAATGGTGTTATTTTTGAGGCAAAGGTTTCTGGAGTTTTTGATATTCAAGAGACTATAGTAAGAAACAAAACTATCTCTATGAATACATCCATACCGCTTTCACGTCGCACTGCGAATCCCACATTTATTTTTTCATGCCATGCAAAAACAAGCGGCAACATTAAGATTACACCTGATTCATTATTAATAACCAGAGAGCACATTGACAACCTTTATAAATCAATAACAAATGGATTTCCAATTTACTCCATAAACAACACTATAAAAAAAGAAAATCACAAGTTACCAAGATTAACAATACATCAATTTAAAATGATATATGGATTATTAAGAATTGCCGGGTTAACAGACAATGAGATAATATCTTTGCCGCCTAACAAGTTAAATAAAAAAATTGCACAAATAGGTGCTCAAAAAGGCATTGTAATCCCACAACCAGATAAGAACACTTGGAAAAGCTGGCGAGAGCGTTTTAGATAGTGAAATAAGAAAAGTCACAGTGTTTTTTCTAAAACTCACACACACATCATTTCATTTGTTATTTAATGCCCCTATTACAAATCACAAACCAACAACAAAGGTAATGGGGCATATGAAAAACCAACCAATACTTCAAACCGCAATCCCTGCAACTGGCTATATCCGCCGCTATCGCCTGGCTGAATTGCTGGGTACCAGCTTATCAACGCTCGATCGTTGGGTACGTAGCGGGAAGATGCCTAAGCCCATCAAACTGGGTGAGAAAAGCACTGCATTCGATGCGGTAGAGATTAATCGCTGGCTGGAAGAACGCCGAAACACATCAGCCTGATAAAACAGCTACGGGACCAGGCGCCCCAGCTATCCACCAGCAAACAGCAATTAACCAGATTCGATAGCAGGAGTTTTTTATGAAATTTCCAAAAACGCCCGTACAGGGGCAGGGCTTCGTTCGGCCTGAAAACCAGAATCTGCAAAATTTTGGTGAAATTATCCCGGTTATTTCCGGCGTTATTGGTGGGCGTGAAACCACTATTGTTAGCGCCAGAGCGTTACATAAGGCGTTAGGTGTAGGGCGCGTTTTCCGTTCGTGGATCAAGGGGCGCATTGAAGAATACGGGTTCACGGAAGGCGTGGATTATGAGGTTGTTGAATATTTGAGCCGACCCGATCCGGTGAGCGCAAAATCTCGCCAGCAAACCGCTCTTGAGTACATCATCACAGTGAACATGGCGAAAGAACTGGCGATGGTCGAACGTACCGAACAGGGCCGCGCCGTTCGCCAGTACTTTATCAAATGCGAGGAGGAGCTACACAAGGTAGCGCCAGTGCGTTCCGCAGCATTACGCCGGGAACTGAAAGCCCGTATCACCGTTGCCAGCTACTTTAAGCCAATGTGTGCCGCGCTGGAGGCGTACCGGGCTGAACTGGGTAAAAACACGTTCCAGCACCACTACACCACGGAAGCCAATATGCTGGCGCGTATCGTGCTGGGTGGCATGACTGCAAAACAGTGGGCGCAGGCGAACGGCATCACAGGCGAACCACGCGACCACATGAGCACGTTGCAGCTTGAGCACCTTTCTTACCTTGAGCAGAGCAATATCACGCTGATTGAGTTAGGCCAGGGCTACCACCAGCGGAAAGCTGAATTAATTCGTCTTTCGCAGCGTTGGTTAGCCCGTCGCATGGAGGAAAACAGCCATGTGTAACGCTCTGACCGTTACAAAAAGAGAAAGCGCCCCGTTGCCGGAGCGCCTTTGTGAACGAATAGCCTACTGCGCCATATTGCTTACTGTCTACGAGGCAGATTATAGCGTTGTGGTCGCACAGAGTGAAGGCACTGATCACCGTTACTACAGCACGCCAGAAATGCAGAATATTTCGCTGCAAAATGCCGTTGGCCACGCTGTCCGGAAAGCAAAAAATTTTGCTGGTGGCGTGACTGATGCGATTTTGTCAGGTTGCCAGGTGCTGATCAACTACTCCTGTTCTTTGGCCTTGCGCCGCTGGCGGCGTTTGATCTCGCCTTTTGCGGCAGTAACTAAAAAACCAGCGGTACTTTCGCCAGGTTCTTTAAGTTGCTCAATATCATCCATTACTTCATGTGGGATTCTGACAGTTGTCATTTGTGATTTTGCGTTCTTTGCACCAGTTGCCATTTCTGGATCTCCTAAAAATTGGTGTATGTCAGTATACGCAAAAAAAATGATAAAAAAAGGCTTGAAGTGTATTTCACCAGTGAGTAAATTAAAAAGCAAAGGTGAAATACACCTGAAAGAGCAACGCCCCGCAGTGCTCGCAACACATGCAGGGCGTCTAACCACCAACGATAGCAAGAGTATCGAGGTAGCTATGAGAAATCATACCACACACCCGCAAGGGCGGGACTCGCACAACCTGAATAAATACATCTGGCGTTTTATCGCCCTGAGCACGGCACAACCGCGCGTAATTCACATCGAGGTCACCAGCGAACAGGAAGCACGCCAGCAATCTCCTGATGGCTGCGTGATGGTATTCGCTGCCCGTATTCGCCAGGAGGTGGAGCATGTGTAATGCAACATGGCCTGATGCAGCGGTAGACGCTATCAAAACGCTGATGGATTCACTTATTGAGATTTCTGCTATCGCTGGTGTGGCGCATAAACACGCAGCCAGAGAATCAGAATGCATCTCCCATTATTTAGCATTTGTGCAGCTAAAAGCCGATCAGGCACTGGATAAGACCGGAAAAATTATCATGGCTGATGTGCAGGAGGTGCACCATGCATAACCTGTCAATTTCTGACCTTAACAGCATTCAGTTTGACGAGAAATTTACCGGGCAGTTGCTGGTCAATGTGGAGAACGGGCGCATAGTGCGTAATTACCACCTGCCGGATGGTGCAATTGCCGGAAGCGTTGAAGCATTGCTGGAACTGGCGGAACGTGCGCGACTGATTAAGCCGTCAACGAGCCATCACGATGATGATCTGCATTTTACCGGGTGTATGGTGAGTCACTACGAAAACGGCGTTGAAGTATCCCGCGAACGTCTGCGTGATGATTACTGTTTCGGCACATTGCCGGAATTTATCGAATTGCTGACCAGTTGCGGTTATCAGGTCATTCAGGGGGGGAAACATGCGTGATGATCGTTTTAATTCCCTGAAACGGGAGTTTGATGGCGCACCGGAAGATACATCGGGCGCATTGTTGAGCGTTGCTGACATGATGAAAGCTGCATGTTTTCTTATCAATACCAATGGCTACAAGTCAGAGGGTGAAATGATTCTTAGTATTGCGTCGGACTATGCGGAATATGTGGCAGAGACGCGTTACAGAAGAAAATTCACGGAGGATGTAAGTCATGCATAATCATGAAGCGCATGTACCCGTAGTGCTTAATGTGCCAGATGATTTCACCGGACGCGTACTGGTTTACCTGGATAAAGGGAAAGTGAAATCACAATGCCGACTGAAAAGTAATGAGATTGTTGGTTCTCCTGAATTTTTTTCTGAACTTTGTATTCGTGCGGAAATAAAACCGGAACTGCTGACAGGAAAATAAAACCATGAAAAAGAAAAATTCTGGCTTTACTGCCAGCGGCCTCTCTCGGCCTGAAATCCGCCCCGGTGATATTTTCCGGGACACCAGACGCGGGGGACGGGTGGTTATTCGTCACGTTACGCCAGGCAATATCACCTACCGCCGTGAGGCTTACGAATATGACTGCGTAATGCCGCGCCGTCAGTTTGAGCGTGATTTTATTCTGGTTGAAAACAAACAACAGGCGGTGGCGAGACGTGCAGCCACGAATATTAAAAAAATCCGGGCAATGTTGGTTGCGGGAGGTAAGAAGTGAAAAACGCACCGAATTTAAAATATCAGCCGAAGGATAAATTCACCGAGGTAATCATTTTTGCCGGGACGGACGCTTACCCCCATGCTCAACACTGGATTGAAAGCGAAGGACGAAAACACGGCGATAACGTACCACCTGTTTACCTGGGGCCAAAGCAACTGGCAGACCTGGTGAATATCCGCATTGTCGACGATGAACGCCGCTTTGCGCGTGTCTATCTCGCGGGGGAGATCGAACCAATCCAGATCAATGCTATCGCTGAAAAACTGGCGCTGGCTGGCGTACAGGAGGCGAAATTATACAAAGGCATCACCGACCGGGAACCGGAGAACTGGCGCGATTACCTGCAACGGATCCGCGAACAGGCAGAGCGCGGGGATATTCTGTCAGGAAGGACTGAGAAAAAACACAAAATCTCTCTTTCCAGAATGGCGGATAACGAGCGAGCTTCACTTTTGGCTGAATGCTTTGAGGAAATAGCTGTTCACCCGGGTAACAATTTTGCTTATGCATACTGTTCTGGAGTGTGGGAAAAAATATCTGATATGGAGTTGAGTCGTAAAATGGTATCAATTTACGAAAAAAACAAGACAAATTTCAGTAAGCGGGCAATTAGTAATGCGGTTGATGCTTTAAAAATATCTGTACCCGTAATGAGAGAACAGAGTGACACCATAATACCTTTTGAAAATGGAGTTTATGACATAACAAGTGGTAGATTTTTACCTCATTCACCAGAGCACTGGATCACTTCGCATAATGGAATTTATTATACGCCACCTGCGCCTGGTGAAAATATTCATGACCATGCGCCCCATTTTCATCGTTGGCTGTCACATGCAGCAGGATACGATTCATCAAAGATGAAGCGGATATGTGCTGCTCTGTTTATGGTTTTGGCTAATCGCTACGACTGGCAATTATTCATTGAAGCAACTGGCGAAGGTGGAAGTGGTAAAAGTATGTTTACTCAAATTGCCAGAATGTTGGCGGGTGAGCAGAACACCGCAGGCAGTGATATGAAAGCGTTAGATGATGCTGGTGGACGTGAGCAACTAGTTGGTAAAAGTCTGATTATTTTACCGGACCAACCTAAATATTTTGGTGAAGGTAATGGTATTAAAGCTATAACAGGTGGGGATCCTCTGCAAATTAACCCGAAATATGAAAAAAGATACACCACTGTCTTACGCTCAGTTGTTTTGATAACAAATAATAAACCGATGGTTTTTACAGAAAGAGCGGGAGGTATTTCACGCCGTAGGGTTATTTTTCAGTTCAATAATCCGATAGCGGAAGAAAACAAGGACACATGTTTACCCAAAAAAATTGCAGCGGAAATTCCGGTAATAGTCCGTAGGCTGTTGGTAAATTTTTCAGATCCCGAAAAAGCAAGAACATTACTGCTCGAACAACGTGATGGTGAAGAAGCAATGGAAGTAAAACGCCATACTGATCCGCTATATGCTTTTTGTAACCATATTGTCGAACTTGGTGAAGCTGTAGGAATGTTCATGGGAAACCTGAATATATATCCAAGAGCCCCTCGAATTTATCTTTACCATGCATATCTTGCATATATGGATGCTTATGGTTTCGATAAGCCATTAAATCTAACTAATTTTGGCAAAGATTTCCCAAAAGTGATGAAAGAATATGGGGCTGAGTATAAGAAGGCAAAGACCAATGTCGGAATGCGCTACAACATGGAGCTGGCTGACAGTGCTAATGAATGGTTACCCGCTGTGCCAAAAATCCATGAAAAGTGAACAGTGGTGAACAGTGGTGAACAGTAGTGTTCACCTCTAAAAGCTGCGTCATTACTGGATTCATCGACGAAATGAACGCCGTGAACAGTTTCGGCTAAAACTTTTAAAACGCATTGTAACTTGTAACAGTGAATCATTTTCACTGCAAATTAAATTCTATAGGGGGTAACTGTTCAACTGTTCACTGAAACAAAATAACCATATGATTTTAAACTAAAAAACATAGTGAACAGTTATTAAAAAACTGTTCACTAACTATTCACGACTGTTCACAATCAAAATGGAATAGTGTGAATAATTGGAATTTTTATCACGAAATTATAGAAATAGAGTTGCAAAGGGGGTTGTATGTTTCTTGAAGCTATACCCAAAAATATTTCGCCAGCGGTTCAGGGTTGGTGGGCAAAATTCAGGAATGATAATGGCAACGACTGGTATAGTCCGATTGCAGCATGGGCGATTTGTGATGTGTTTTATTCTGGTGATTCAGAAATTTATTCTGAAATATTACCGATTCTTACTGGTGAGTATGGAATGGCACCGTATCATCAGGAAGATGGTTTTTACGAATGCATGTATTTGCCAAACACAAAATTCATTCTTTCTGATGAACCTGGATCATTTGCGTGGTATCCGGTAGATGAAAGTGCCGGGCATGAAACAATCAGTAAAAACGATGGGGCAAAGCATGACTAAGCTGACCATTAACAGAAAACCGAAAGGCATTTACGGCACGCCGCAGAAAACGACGCAGGCGGCGCAGGAGCAGGATAAAACCACATCGGCACATAAAGTGATGCCCGGTAACCAGAAAGTGCAGCAAAAGCCCACAGGGGCGACACCGTGGCGGCATATGACCAAACGACAGCGCAAAAACCGCAGACGCGTTAACCGCCTTATCGAACTGTGGCCTGAATTATTCAGCCGGGAAGCACCGAAGCCGCTTAAGGTGGGGATATTCGACGACCTGATGCAGGATCTCGCCGTCAGGGGGCTGGCATTCGGGCCAGGGGCATTACGTGCGACGCTGGCATCTTATGCGCAGTGTCCGCGCTATTACCGCGCCTTAATGGCTGGTGGGGTACGCTACGACCTGAAAGGCCAGCCATGTGGGGAAGTGACACCACAGGAACAGCAGGAGGCAGAAACGCGGCTGGTGGCGCTGAATGAGAAGCGCAAACGTCAGCGCCGGGCAGCAAAGGAGAAAACAGGCGCATGATTCACGACAGCAAAGCTGAAGCACTGGAAGCGCGTGGTCTGTACCGGAGAGCGGCGGCGCGGTGGGCTGAGGTCATCATGCTGGCGAATGATGACAAGGCACGGGAACAGGCGGCAAAACGTCGCGCGGAATGTATCCGCAAGGCAGCACGCCCACCAGCACGGCAGGATAATTTCGGGGAGATGCGCGAAACCATCAGCCGGGCACATGCCGGGATGGGATTACATCAGCCCAATGGTAAGGCATTCAGGAAATACCCTGGATCGAAAAATTGCAGTCAGTGACGGAGGCCGGGATTTTTCCCGGCTTTTTTGTGCCAGTAAAAAGCCCGCAGCCAGAAGTGTTGCGGGCTTTGTTTTTCAGGTGATTGAAGTCAATGGGAAGAACGCGATCATCATGCGTTATTGTTTCGTAAATTGCAATGATGTAGATCGTCATTTCAGTTTATGCAATCATAACCATTGTTTTGTTCAGGAGATATGACTATGAGAAAAGCCAGCGTGAAACCCGTTTTACTCGCTCGCGATCAGATTGAAGCATTACAGCGCATCCAGGACGAGGAACGCCGCAATTCTCCGCTGGGGATTGCTCCGAGCATTCATGAGGTCGCCCGGCGTTTAATGCAGCGGGCGCTTTATCCCGTAGAACGTCCGGCCTGATGGTCGTGATTTTTTGGTGAAAAAAGAGAGGTGGTAAAAATGCCAGCAAGCAAAGAAGATTTGCGATTAAAACTGATGGAGGTGGTTAACGCTCTGTCAGAGTCGCAGGGCAGCACTCCGCAGGAGATTATCGAAATGCTGAATGCGATCCCCGCGCAGGATTTCACAAAAGCGGACGAGGATGACGCGAATCAAAACATCGTCGCGTCAGTCGAAGATGAATCCTCACTGGCAGAAGCCCAGGCTAAAGCGGATTCCGCATACAGCAATATGGGCCGTCGCGCTCCAGCCCCGTTTGCTGGTGAAAAGTCGATGGATTACCGCAAGCGTGCATTAATTGGTGCACAGAAGCTGGCTAAAAAATTCAGTGATGTGGATATTCGTTCCGTTTCAGATTCTGCAACGCTGGCGGTGCTGGAAGATCAGATTTACAAGGCTGCTCAGGAAAGTGCTCAGTGGGCCGTGGAAAACACGCCGGGCCATTTGGGTAAAACCGTAAGAATGGATGAAGCTGGTCGTCGTATTACTGAATATCAGGGAGATCCGAACGTCTGGCTGAACGCCTTCAAAATCCCTCCCCGTCGCCTGGTCAAAATTAACGTTGCAAGCCTCGCGGGGGCATGAAAAACGTGCTGAGTTCAGCCCTGCCGGATTTGGCGGGGCTTATTGCTTATAACCGGATAACATTATGCTTTTAACAGAAATTGAGGCGGCGAAGCAGATTCGGGACGGACAGCTACCGTCGCCTTATCAGTTTTCCAACATGTGGCTGGTTAACCTGCGTATCACAGGAACCGGAATGGCCTACCGCGCCGAAGAAAAAGAATTTGTCTGGCGTTCACCGCAAACTTATCTCAATCCGCAGTTCCTGGAACGTTGCGCCGGAGTCCCCGTCATTATCGACCATCCCGAAAGCAAAACCCTTGAAGACGTGGGCGAACGGTCGCGCATTATTGGCACCGTCATGTTGCCGTATATTCGCGGTGACGAGGTGTGGGGCGTATGCCGGATTTACGGACAGGAAATCATCGATTACATCCAGAAAGCCCGGGGGGAGGTATCCACCAGCCCGTCGGTTGTGTTTTGTGGTGCGTCCGGTGGGGCAGAAGTTCCTGATGTAATGGGCGAGGACAATTTTTTTATTGAGGGGACGCCATTTCTTATCGATCACGTTGCCCTCGTACCGCTGGGTGTATGGGATAAGGGAGGGAAACCATCGGGTGTGGAAGTAACAACGCCGACAGCAGAAGAGCAGCTTGCCGGAATGGTCCGGGATGTTATTGATGCGGCCTGCAAGCCAGCCCTGGAAAAACTGGAAGAAATATCCGGGCGGCTGGCTCAACTGGAAAAAGAAGGGTGAGTCATAATGCTGATGAGTAAGGCAGAATATGCCAAACACAAAGGCGTAAGCCGCCAGACAGTTTACGACTGGATCGAGAAAGGCGAAGTGGTCATGTCCGGTAAAAAAATCGATGTGGAAGCGACAGAGCAGCGGAACAGCCCACCAGCACAGGGAAAAGACACAGTTTCTGAAATGTGGCCAGAGAGAACGCTGGAAATGACGTGGGGCGAGTTCTGGAAAGCAGTTAAGGCCAGAGACGGTAAAATTCCTGCGCCAGCAACTGACGAGGGCATACAGCAGTGTGTGCTGGATGCAACCAGGGAATTAGGCTGGGAAGTGCACTTTCTTGATGATGGTGCTATCTGCCTTGAGGATTGCGACGGGCAGCATTACTTTGAACAATACAATTTGCGGGGTAATGCCTGGCTGGCAATTCGTATGCTGCGTTGTGAACTCTGCTATGTTGCAGGTGATTATCCCGATGAACTGGAATCATGGAGTGAAGTCGGACTAAACGCCCTGGCTGAATGGGAAAAATCATCCCATTAATGACCGTAAAATTCGCGAAAAAGTGTCAAGTCAGGCCGTCCGCCGGGTTGACACTTTACACTCTGAACGCGAAAAAGTGTCAACCTCGCTGTAAACCCCGCCGTTACTGGCTTTGCGCCAGATTTACTACGTCAAAAAGCCGAAAAAATCGCGAAAAGTGTCAAGTTGCCATGCTTAGAAATGCTAAGGTTTGATAAGGTTTTTCGCGAAAAAGTGTCAAGTGTGTCAACCTGCGATGTTAAGATTTGTTAAGGTCTTAAGCCGGAAAGTGTCAACCAGCCCCCTAAGATTTCCTAAGGTGTAAATCATGACCATCACCGAAGCCGATTTGCTGGAGATGATCCGCAGCATTGCCGAAATCAAACAACCAGCAAGCAAAATTAACAGGTGTTCAGCGCCTGTTTCCGTTGTGCTGCAACAGGAACGCCACCAGCAGGATGATGTGAGGCCGTATCAGTGGAAGAAACCGGACAGGCCACGACGGTGAGCGGAGCGTTACGGTAAGACTACAGCCAAGCCAAACGTTAAGCCTACGGGTAAGGCTTTTTGCAACTGATGGCTAACTACAATGCTAAAGCAGTATTGATTTTGCGATGAATACAGAAAACTTTTTTTAGATAGATAACATACTATTAATAGTCAAAAACTATGAGTTGAAAATAAACCTACTATCTATTGATTTATAAGGATTTTTCGCCAAGTCAGCATCCACATTTACATAATCGCTTTCTAATGTTAATTGACTCGCAAGGCAGGTTTACTTAAAGTTAGGCTATCTCATCTACCAGCTTCTAGCGTAAGTGTAGAAGGAGTTACGGCCCCGTCCTTCTAGGAAGGGCGCGGCCAGCCTACTATCAAATACCGTTATGATTGTGTCTTTCCCATCTCTTATTGTATTTCTTTCGTTGATGGTTATGTTCAATATAAAACGCTGTCCATGGAAGCATAAAATCGCCTCTATCATCTAAAACCACCAGATATCCCTCATCCTCAAACCAAATGTGGATACGTCTATTTTTACCTTTGGGCTCAGCCCAGACTTTCAAACAGGTATCGGTACTATTATCTATAACAGGCTTAGGCCAACTAATTCTTTCGCAGCGCCGAATATCCGGCACTCTCTCACTTTCTACATTTCCAGTGCTAATCATATGCCAGAATGTGGCTGATTTACCTTCATATTCTGGATGACGTTTCAATCCTAATCGAACGCCACGAAAAACTGGTTTAGATAAAACGAAATCGCGGTGGAATGCTTGATAAACACTATCAAAGTAGGCCTCCCACTCACCTTGATAGTGTTCTAATAAAATTTGCTCGGGTAGCCAAACCGGACTCATCGACATCCCCCATTAGATTGCCAGATCATTAGATTAAACTTTAACTCTCGAAGCAAAGTATTTTGGGTTAGATTATAGCCGCTCCTTTCTCTGATCCTGTTAATTAATAAAAGTTTTGGCTTACTTTCATTTAAACCTCTATGCATATAACTAAGGGCACCTATTAATAAATCAGCAAGTTGCAATTGCTCAGCTTCATGAGAATTAATTCTCTTAATATTAGAAATTGTTTTCCTAGAGAAATCATATGCATTGTTACATAATACATCATGTAACTTGAGTATTTTCTCATGACCAAGAGTATCTTTTATATCAATAAAGACTCTATATTGACTTCCTGGCTCAAAAATAGTTTTCAACATGACAAAATACATTTTATAGTACCAGTCATCATGACTTTGATCGAAATCATCATGCTTTAGCTGAGTTTTGTCAGGAATAACCAATCCCCGGAAATGAAGATCATCATCATCAAAGAAGTAATCCACCAAATCTTTATAAAACTCAATTTTAGAAGCCCCAACCTTAGTCCATTTGACTTCAAAACGTGGGTCCAAGCCATGTTTGAGCTTTATCTCTCGTATTCGATTAGCAATACCAAACCTCTTATTGAGAGGACACCAAACAGCCCCGAGCACCATTGCTTTTTGACCATCATTTTCTAAATGGCAGGACTCATCACAGTAAACATTGAACACTTGCGTCATGGTTAAAAGGTCATTCACACTTGTTAGGCTTCGACTGATTTTACAACACAT